AAGCGACTCTCTATTTTTGATTTGTAGATTTATGCTATCGCGTTTTAAGTCTATACACCCAGAAACATCTGTCCATTTTGATTTGTAATCAAAACATTTTAGCGTATCAGCTATATTGGTTACTGTATCAATTCTTATAGAGTCATTAAGTTTAGCAGAAAGGCTATTTATAGTCTCCGTTTGCGAGTCAATGACTTTTTGCAAATCAGATTTTTTAACCTTGAGCTGTTCTATGAGTTGCAAATCCTGTGCTCTATATTTTTTGTACTCTTTAAGAGTAAATTGAAGCTCAGATACTTTAGCGGCATTAAGGCTGTCAGATACTCTATACGCTTGGCTTTCTGCCATTATGGTTTGTTTCTGCGTGAGCAAAATTTCCTGATTGCTTAAAAGCCTTGCATTCTCTTCTTTTAGCTTATGTATTTTATGGAAAGCTAACACTAATGCTAATATAGCAACAGCTATTATAGCAATTTTTATGATTATCTTTTTCATGCTTTAATTATTCTCGCGTATTCTCGCTACATGTTATTATTACTATTTAGATTTACTCATATTTTATATTAAAGTCATTCTCGAAATAATTTCTTATATGCGAGAATGGCTTTAATCAGTTTTAGAGGTCTTTATACTCATACTTTGCATCAAAGCTGGGACAAGCCTTTGCAGCAAATTCTCTGTGCCCATGTATGGTCGCATTTGGATATTTTGCTTTAAGTTCTTTGAGCAGTTTGAGCAAAGATTGCTTTTGAGCGTCAGTGCGCGTATCTTTCGGTGTTTTACCGTCTTTAGCTACTCCACCAACATAGCAAATACCAATTGAATTGGCATTTTGACCTGAGCAGTGAGCTCCGATTACATTTTCGTCTCTGCCTTTATGAATAGAGCCATCAAGCTCAATTACATAGTGATAACCAATATCTTTCCAATGGTTACCATTAACGTGCCAATCTTTGATAGTTTCGGTTTTAACGTTTCTACCTTCAGGCGTTGCAGAGCAATGTACTATAAGCTTATTGATTTTTCTCATTGTCTTTGTCATTTAAGGCGATTATTTTTGTTATCTCATTAAGTATTTCGTGGCCTTGCTCTGCAGTGGCTGCTTGCACAATTTTCTTCACTATATCAGGTACATCTGCGGCATGAGCCTTTTTGCGTTTACTGTTTTCCACAACAGATTTACCTTCAATATAGATTACAGCTATAGTACACAGAATTGTAGCAAACGGTACTATATAGAATGATAACAAGCTTCCCAGTATATCAAACATAAGAGCAAAAAGCATTAGCCTCACATAATCACCTATCTTCGTAACAGTTCTACGAAAACCATGCGACATAAGTGCTTGGCCTAATGCTTTTGCTGTAGTTGTTCCACTCCAGAAGTCCACAATACTACTAACTATCGTGAAAAACCAGCAAACTAGGATTATGCCAACTCTAATAGCTATGAAAAACATGAGGGCATCGATATTCTTGGCTTCAATGAGTTCTAGCATAATTACACAAATTTTTCCCAGTTAATACTTATGGCTTTACCAATAGCATCAGCAGTCCATCTGCAGAAAATCATTCCCTCATAACCATCAGGGTCATTTGCTACTTTATAAGCAGCTCTGAGGCATGATGCTTCATCTTTTAGAGGGTCTGGATAGAGGTCCGCATAATACATATTAGCAAGATACGCTGCATCTCCATGTGTTACATGACTAGGAATTGTTAGACCAAGGCTTTCCATAGACTTCTTGACTTGAGAAGTTGTCCATGTATGCTGTTGGCCATTTGCATTTTCCATCATCTTGCTTACGTGCTCTGCAAGCGCATCTGTAAAACGATAGCCATGCTTTTTGACATACTCTGAATATCCTTTTGCGGACATAAGAGCATTAGCTGTTTGCTCATAAGGCAAATCAAATTTAACCTTATGCTCACCGTGTGGAGTAGCTATTCTGCTTTCTACTACCACATCTTCATCATCTTCATGCTCCTTATCGTGATGGTCGCATGAGTGATGCTTTACTATGATACATTTCAATCTGTGTCTCATGTTGGCTCATTTTCTTTATGAAGTCAGACATCATTTTCTTCAGCTCGTCTACTGAGCCTTTAACACCGGTTACAGTTTCCTCAATAGCACTAAAGCGCTTTTCGGTTTCCTGCTTCTCTTTATATACAGGGTTGAGTTCAGCGAGCAAAGAGGAAGATTTTTCAAGCACTTCTTTCTGATGGTCTACTGAGGCCAATACCTGTTCGGCAGTATTCTTCATAGCCTCAATTTCGCTTGCCAAGCTCATCTTATCTGTAGACAAAATAAGATTACCAGCATAAGTAACTGAAAGGCTTTCAGGAATTACATAGGTTGCTGTTTTCCCATTTGCTTCAATGGTAATATCAATCACCATTAGGCGTAGTAATCGTGATAGTTGCTACAATAGGCACGAATACAGTTGTTCCATTAAGAACAGGTGTTTCATTCCTATAGGTAACAGTCGCAAATGGCTGATTGGTAGAAGTTGCGCAAACGCAGCGACACAATTTCTCCTTGAATGTGGCCAAGAACGCAGCTTGATTTGCCACAGGAGCAGCGGCTAAGCCTACCGGCGATAATGTAATCATAATCTTTATAGTTTAATGGTTAAACATTACTGGCCGCAGCCACATCCGCAGCCACAGCCTCCGTTGCGGAGCAGAGCCATGAACATGAGATAAGCAAACGGATTGTTCATCCAGTTGTTCATACCTCCACCCATCATGGCGGCCATAGGGCCCCAATCGTCTCTGCGGTTATTACCGTTTGCCAGGATGGCAGCTGTGAGCGCGTTGTCGTTGTTATCGCGGTCGCAACAATAGATTTTTTCTACAGTTTCTCCCACAATCTTGAAGAATTTAGAAAGTTAATAATTAAGTTGTATATCTATATCCCTGCGCAGGAAATATATTTTTTATACACTAGAACCAGTAGCATCAACCCATTTGCTACCAGTTTTCCAAATAGGTTTACCTAATGTAGAATCAAAGTAACAGAATCCATTCCATACTGATTCAATATTTGGTCTATTACTGGTAGCACCATATTCTTTTCTAAATTCCATATCAGAAATAATATGTCCCTTAGAATCTGTTAAGGATGTACTATTATTATAAAATAATTGTGTAATACCATAACCATATCCAGGGTTCATCATTATAGGTGCTCCTCTATAATAGTTAATGTTCTCAGCTGCTGTAATGGCAGCAGTAACGTCACTAAAATAGTTGGAAATTTTAGGAAGATATGTTCTGGTTTTTCCATCATAAGCTGATATTATTTTTGAATCTGCCCATGTTACTGAGGAACCTCTAAGGTTCATAGTACCATTTTCTGATAATATAATACTATCCCTTGTACAAATATGAGAATAATCTACTACCTTAAAACTACCTTCTATAAGTATTGCAGAGCTTGGGGCATTACTGTTTACATTTAAATCTGAGAACCTAACAACTATTTTACTAATTATTCCAGGTGCTAATTTTGATGCACAAGTAAAGTAGAAATTACTATAGTCCCAAAATGTCCCTTCTTCATTTCTATTTATAAAGGTCTCTTGACTATGAACAGAATTTGAGCTATTATATGAAATAATCTCTACTTTTCTAAATACAGAGTTATTAGTGTATATATAGGCTAAAGTACTAACAATTAAGTTCCCAAAGTCTTTAGGGGTTGGAAAATTAATTTCCACATTTATATAGTAGTCATTAGCAGAAAAATCATTTATAGTGTAAAATAATCCAGTTTTAAATAAGTTCCTCTTAGAAGTTTCACTTATAGTAAGTGACTTACTGTTTTCAACTACTACATTAGGGTAAGCATACAAATTATTATTAACAAGAGGAATATAATAAAACTGGGTACCGTAGGATGTAAAGTTAGTAGGAATTATCAAATTATCATTGAATTTTTTAGAGAGAGTTTCATAATTTTTTATGGTCTTGCGGTAGAAACATTCCTCTGCTCCTGAATAAATGAAAGGAGCCATTTCTACATTTCTCCCTGCATCAAAGGCATATTGATTGCTATATCCCCCTGAACTACTACTTTTATTCAAATCCCAGAATATAGCACCTATAGCAGCATTTCTGAAGTTTCCTTTTATCAAAACTTCCCCATTGTTTATACTATCAAAGAATCCTGCTGGTTGAATCCATCCCTCTATTTTACCTCCTCTATTTCCATTTTCTCCTAAATCATAAGCTAACTTACATATATCTACTTCATTATTGAATGTTATGTTTGTAACCCAAGGTAAGTCATTGTTTGCTAACCTATTTTTTATAGCAACTCCGACTGAAAATCTTCCTATATAAGAGTTGATATATCCTCCATAAATGGCACCATTTCCAGCATCGTCCTCCTCTGTAAAACAGAGCCCAATACTATTGTAGTTATAGTCTTTTAAACTACTAAGAACCGCATTACCAATGATATTGGTATTGATGACAGGTAATAAATTTGTACCTTTTATTCTGAATATTGATATAACAGAACTTGAGTAATTTGAGCAACTTGAAACATCGAAGCAACCTCCTTGTATATTTATCTTAGTTGTTTCATAGGATGAGGTAGCATCATAAAGGTTTCTAACTTTTATATGAAGAATATCAATATTAATATCAGACCAGATACACCCGCAATAACATTGTTCCATTATACTAGAGCTCCTTAATGCTTTTATAGCTGGATTAAAGGCCCCATCAAATGATATTTTCTTTATAGAATCTATAATCAGTGTTTTATCACAATAATAATATCCGCTTTTAAATCTTATTTCTTTAAAAGAAGAATATAAAGCACTTTGTATTTTATCAGAATTTGATAAAGTCTGCGTTGGTGTGTTGTAAGATAAAGCTCCAAACCAATCAACATAACAATATCCATATATACCCCCTATGACTTGTAAATTTTTAAATATACACGCATCATAAGTATTTACTACGTTTGTATTATTTCCAACTATGGTGCCGTTACTTAGACTTCCTCCTTGAAAATCTAAAATGCTATTTTCTGGTATATTTATACTCTCTCCATTTAAGTCATAATCATACTGAATTATGTATCTTGTATTAGACTTATTTATCATGTCCTGGATAAGTACATTTTTATCCTCTATAACATTCTTTCTGAGATATTTTCGGCCTAATCCACTATAATTTACTGAATTATACTCCTTGTCTGCAAATTTCAGTACACTTATATCTCCTCCAGTCGAATATAAGTCCTCGTCATCAGCCATATTTGTTATTATTCCACCGCCACTTGAATTTATCAACTGTAAAGTAGATTCAGATAGCATTTCCGGTGTTACACGCTGTGCGTTAAAATTACTTATAGCATTTTGCTCTTCATCATTTATAGCTTTTATAGCCTCATCTCGAGCTGCATCGACTTCATTTTTTTGATTATCAACTTTATCACTAAGTTCTTGAACTTTTTTATTTACTTCTGATAGTAGCTTATCAGAAATTTCTTTCACAAGTTCTGTTACTTTGCTATTATTAGGCAAACCTGTATCAATAGCATTCCATTTTGTCCCATCCCATTTAAATATCTTTACATTATCTATTTTATTAATATAAAAGCCACTAAAATTTGAATATTGCCCACTTGTATATGCAAAATAAAATACTGGGCCGTCAGGCATACCAGGATTAGTAGTTGGTACAGCTATACCAACAAACGTAGCATTTTCTCCAACAGAGCTTATGATATTATTTAGAGTATTTTGTAATAACTGCCCTGTAATTTCCTGATTGCCATTTGTCTTAATTGTATTAGCAATAGCTTTTTTTAATACTGACCAACTCGCCATAATTATATGATTGAAGAAGTTATTATTTTTGTTAATGTAAATACTCGTCATGCTAAATTAGCAGCATTAAGTAAAGCAGCATCATCTTCACTAAGATTTATTTCATAGCTTTTAGATGGTATGATTCCGCTCTGCTTAAATTCTCTACACACTGTGTAAAAATTTATCTGCTTGGTTGCCTTGTTGTCTTAATTTTTCTTCCATGATTAGCTAATTCTATAATCGTTATTGTAATCATTATTAAAATCACCTCCCGCCAATTTAGGCTCATACCCGCCTATATTAGCTATAATAGTATCAGTTTCAAATTCACATTCAACTGCAGCTAAATCTCCTTGGTCTTCCCATTCAGGCTCCATGCTAAATGTTGTCAAATCATAAGTTTGCAATTTACTCGTGATTTGTTTATTTTCACACAGCCTTACAACCCTAAGAGCATCACATAGGTATTCTGGAGCAACAAACGTAAACTTATAAATTTTTTTGCTTACCTGGCTTTCAATAAAAGTATAACCCATTCGCTCTGTGGCTTCTTCCTCAAAGTCATATTCAGGTTTACCGATTTGTGTATTCAAATAGCACCTAAATTTGAAATTGTCAGAAAAATCTACTATACCATTTTTAAGCTCAAAGTTATATGAGTTGTAATACTCAAGAAGCAGATAATCGTCTACCTTATTGCATACTGTAAAAATATCAGAATATATAGTTCCTAAACCAGATATAGATATTGCCAAATAGTATTGGCCTTCATGCACAATTCCTATAATAGGAAGAGTGCCAGGATATTTCAATAGTTTAAATCCAGTAAATGACTTAATCTGTAAACCATTTTCTTTTATACTAGTCGTTATATCAGTATATTTTCCTGTGCTGGAATTATATAGTCTAACCCAATTCGCAGATGTGCCGCTAGCTAAAACTACTTGAAATGGTAATAACATATTCTTATAGGTTATAAGCTGATAAACCTGGCCAAAAGCATAATCTTTACGATGATTTTGCAGTGCAAGATTATCGTAAAAAGGCAATGGCGATATGTTATTATTCACTAACTTCATACTGCTAATTTACAAATAAAAATCAATATAAGAAAATTTCTTAATAATTTTTAACACGCAATTTTATTGAGGCGCATAAAGTAATCTTACTTTAGCATGGCGAGTATTTACATTGACAGAAATCTCATCTATTTTTCCATTCCCTATAGTAGTTTTAATTAGCTCAAGTTCATTCAAATCTTCTTCTATAGGAAATTCTATAGTATGTTTCATGCACATTTTTACAGCATTAACATACAGATTATTCAAAACATTGCAATCTATATTATTAGCTGGCATATCGTACATATAAAAATGTACTAAATATGCCCAAGATGCATACCAGTTTTGTACTATAGCTTCATAGGTATCTCCATCTTCATCTACCAAAGTAATATGGATTATTGGCAATTCATAATTAGAACCATTTTTTATAGGGCACAATAGAGCAAAGCCGTCATCTGAAAAATTACTAGGATTAAATAGCATATAGTCTACATCAGATGAAAATTGGCTTATATTTATCTCTTCATTTTTATCTTTCTGTATATAATTAGACTTTACGTCTATAGATACACCGCCAAACAAATCAGTTACATCATCCATCCAGCCAAATTCGTATCGCTGGTTAAGGTCTGATTTATCATATTCTACTTCAGACTGGAAATAAGCTGATGGTTTTTTGTTAAACTGGTCTGTAAGTTTAGTAAAATCAAGCTGAACATTGCTATTGTATGAATATGAGCCGCCTCTCATGAAGAAGCTTATGTGCTCAATTTTGAATTTACCGTCTTCTATATACCAGTAACATCTAAAGCAATCGCGCAGCATTTTCATTAAGTCTTCAAACGATATTTCTGCTTTTTGCGCAGGTTGGTCATAATCACCTTTAAGTATGTTCGTTTTCTGTGTAATAAATACATAAAATCTATTCATGCTAATAGGCACAGTAGTATCATACAAGAAACGACTATATTCGGCAGTAGCTTCGTGCTTAAGAGTAGGGTCAATCTTATTAAGTAAAGCTTTTATAACAGCCGCTATAGAATAACTGTCTTTAAGTGTATATCGTTTTCTTAATCTTTCCTCAAAGTATTTATATGTATAATCTTCATATATATACCATAAAGATGCATTGGCCCATGAATTTCTACTAATAGGCAATGGTCTACCAAGTCCTGAAGTACTTGGTATAAACTGACTAGTAAAATACTGACCATAATCATTGACGCCATATCTCGTGGGTTCATCTACTGCTCTAGAAGTGCAGAAAAATAGTCCGCCTCTTAATCCAATACACTTTTTATAATTTCTACTATCAGTAACAAAGTCATCAGATGGTAAATCATAAGTGTTCTTTATACCTTCTGAGTCAGATATGGTATCTACATCGCATAACAATCGCTGATATATATGATATACGAATGGGCTTTCTATAGTAAATTTATCAGAAGGATTACTTACGTTTACCATTTCTATATTCTCGTGTCCTATATAGCAATTACCAGCATTTGTAAACATCCACTGTTTTACAGATTGATAAAGTACTGCGCCATCACTATTACGTTTAATATAGATATAAGCCTTTATCAACGGGGTATCTGTTCCCATATAACAAGTATAACCATTCCAACAACTCCAATATCCATTTGTACCAGCATATACCCCATTAACACCAGAAATACCAGCTCCTCTTACATAAAATTCATTTCCTGCTTTTATATAAGAAAAGTAGTATTTATTTACCAAGGTATCATGGTCATCAATAGCTTCATTCACATCATCTTCCCAGTATATGCCACCGAAGAAATTAGATATAGAATTGGCCCCGCTGATATACACCTGCATAAGAGAACGTTTATGCAGATTTATCCGTGTAATTGCCGGAGCAAGTTTTATAAGGTCATAAGTATTTTCATACTTATTCATAATCTCACTATAATCATCTATAGCAGTAGTTTTGAGCTCACATTTCTTTTTGTCATAATCAAGCTTACAGTCTGTTTTGTTAAACTCACCTTTATAGTACTCAATCCATTTTCCAGAAGTTCTATTATACTTGTCAATGATAAAAATAAGCTGGTCTTCTAGACCTGAATTTGCTATAAGCTCATAGTCTTGGCCAAATAGATTTATTTTGCCGTCTAATGATATTCTAAAAAATTCCTGGCCACTTTCTTTTGCATATTTTTTACTAAGGTCTTTATAATGAGGATTTACTTTTATTCTATCCTCACCATTTATCTGAATATAGAAATTATACTTAGGAGGCATCATAAGCTTTTTAATTTTTAATTATACGTTTAACATTTCGGCGCTGCATTACAACTACTCCATTTGGCATAGTATAATACCTTGTTTCATTTTGTCGTCTTATGCTTCTTACATCATCCTCAAGTTTGGAAAGGTCTACATTACCACTAGCATTCAAAGATACATTTAATCCATCTGAGCTATCAAATGCTTTCAGGTATTTATCCTCAAATGTGCCTTTATTAAAGCTATCAATAACATCTGGCAATATTTTACGATACTTTCTTGTCTTATGCTTATTTATAATAGCAAGTGCCTCACCACCTTCAGCTCTCATCCTCTTACCTTTACCATTATTTGTTCCCAAATCAATATCATTACCAGATGCGTGAGAACCTCCTTCCAAGAACTCAAGACCACCTTCACCGTATTCTTCTGATTGACTTGCAGTTACCTGCTTAGCTTTAACTTTCGCAACAGCAAATGAGGTCCACATCGTAGCAATAGCAGCCAATGCAAGGGCTGGACCAACAATAGGTATTGAGGAAAATGAGCTCCACAAATTAGCAGATGCTGTGACAAGCGAAGATGCCTGAGTAACAGTGTTCATTGCTTCTTGACGTTTTTGGGCCGCCTGCAGCATTTTTTGTTTTTCTTGCTGATTTTTCTTTTCTTGCTCTAATTCTTTTTTAGCAGTAGCTACGTTATTAGCATAGCCGTTATTGCGAGCCTCAACCTCGGCATCATAAGCTTTTTGCGCAGCTTCTACTCGCTGTTCTGCGAGTTCAACTTGCTTTTCAGCTAATTCAACTTCAGCATCCAATATAGCTTGGAATTGTTCAAGCACTATATTAACAGCATCTTCTAAGGCATCAATCTGGTCATCATCAAAGCCAAGTTTCTCTAATAGACTACCACCAAGACCTTTTTTGCCTATATTAGCAACAAAGTCATTAAGTTCAGACAATTCTCTGTCAATTCCTTTTACAGTAGATTTTGCTGCATCTATCTGAGCTTGACTCCAATCTAATCCACCGGTTTCTGCTAAACGTATTTGTTCTTGCCATCTAGCTTTTTCTTGCTCAAGTTTGAATCGGGTTATCTCAGTTTCGCTGCGCTTAACTTCATTAAATATAGCTTCATCAAGAGCTTGTTGCTCATCAAAACTTGACATGCTAAAACTACCAACAGCAATAGCTTTTTGTTTATCGAAAGATGCGTTTATAGTGCTTGTAGGTTGCCTTTTAGCTTCTGGCAACTGAGCATTCTTAAGTAATGCTATCTGTCTTTCAACATCTAATCGTTTTAAAGAATTGCTGAGTTCTTCATAAGAGCCTTTTTTCGATACTTCGCCTTCTAACTCTAATAACTCTAACAACTGTTCAGCTTTTTGTATTTCTACATCTATATTGAGCAAATCTAGACTTAGAGTTAAGCCTTTTTGCTTGTTCTTTATAGCATTTTCTATATCATCTAGTGCTTTGATAGCTGTTTCTTTTTGGCTTTCTGTAAGCTTTTTATATTTTTCGTCTTGACCATTCAGTATTTTTTGGATTCTAGAATATTTATCGTTTAAATCAGCTATTTCTTGATTGAATGATGCAAAGGCTTCAGCTCTGCGCTTCTTATTTTCATCCCTCTCAATCTCTGTACGGCTCTTTTGATATGCTTTTTCGGCTGCTAATGCCAGGTTATTTAGGCGGTCATCAGCGTCTCTTGGTGTACGACCTCTTTTATCTTTTTTGTGAGATTCTTCTAAGCCAATTTCTTTAAATAGAGCATCTGCTTGGTCTTCATAAAATTTCCATACGTTGAAATAGCTTTCAACTTCTTTTTCAAGAGCATCTGCATCTTTTTGTAAACTTTCTACATTTCTCTGCCTCTGCTTTTTTAATCTAGTTTCAAGTGACAAATCAGAGTCTGGTCCAGAAATGCCGCCCCATAAAGCTTTAAAGTAATTTATAGTTTTGTCGAAAAAGCCGTACTCACGCACTTTTTCAAGTTCAGCTTTATTTTCTGCAACTAATAGTTTTTGGTATTGTTGGGACACAACATTCAGCGCAGCTTCTGCTTTAGCTCTTGCTTTATATGCGGCCACTACAGATTCAGTATTATCTACAAAAGCATTATTGGCGTCATTTATACTATCAATGGTGATGCCTAATTTACTGAACTCTTTTTCATTATCTTTAATCCACTGTGTTTGTACTTTTATATTATCCCCTAAATCTTTCCAATTTTCAGATAGTCTTCTTAATACTGCTATCTGCTGGCCATAAGACCCTGTAGACCCTTTTCCTAGCTCATCATTTAAGTCCTCTAAAGCATCTTCAAAAGATTTAGCTGCATCTCTCCCTGCAAACGTCCTATCAATCCATGTAATGATTTCTTTACCGTACATAGAGAATACAGTAAGTAAAACTACTAGTGCTGTATTCCAACTAAACAGTGATTTTACAATTGACTTTGTTACACTTACAGTTTCTTTACCTTCTGCTCTCAGTAATTCATTTTTCTTTCTTAGTCTGTTAATTTCATCAACTACCATAGGTATATTATTCGATATACCTAAGAAGAATGTATTAAGCGATACAGCTGCAGCAGGTAATTCTCGTACTACTTGAGAAATAGAAATGCCTAAGCCATCCCATGTTTTTTGGTAATGACCTACAGACAATCTATAATTACCTGTCGCTTCTTGCAATTTTATCATCTGCTGATAAATTGCATTTGTTTCAACTTCAAGCTTTTTACCAGAGTTAGCAGCTTCTCTCTCAGCTGCAGACATCTGATTAAGTCGTATTTTATTTAATGCATATTGAGCTGAAAGTCTATTATAAGAACCTTCTGCAGAATTAGCAATTGTAGCTTGTAATTGAGCAATCTGATTTGCTTCTCGTATTTGAGTTGAATAGAGTTTAAGCTGCTGATTTTCTTCTGACTGAGCATAGGCAAGTTTCTCTTGAGCCTGAGCTAATGGGTCTACTGTAGCTTTCTGCTGTTTTCTAGCAGAAGTAAGCTCAGCAATCTTAGCTTTTAACTCAAGTAATCTTTCACCTTCATCTGACTGTAAATAAGCTAATCTTTGCTCTGCCTTTTCTACTTCAGACAGAGTTTGGATATGAGGTTTCATTTGGTCATCAAGGGCCTTAATCTGATTTTTCAAATTAAGAATATCATTGAGTAGCCGTTGCCCCATTTCGCTATCTGCTCTTTCAGCCGCAGTTAAAGATTTATATAGCTCAACTGCTTGCTTTAGGTCAGACTTAAGACGGTCATAAGAAGATATAGCTTGCTGGATATAACGCTGCTGTTCTACAGTTGCTCTATTAGCATCTGAAGTTTGTGCTTTAAGCCAAGCAATCTGTTTACCCGTATCAGATAAAGCTAATTTAAGCTCATTCTGAGCTCTTTCAAGTCTTGACGTAGATGCTGTTGCTTCATCAATAGCTTTACGCCCTTCACTTGTAGCTCCACTAGCAGTTTTCAAAGCGTGCACAACTCTATCTGCGCCTGCCCTGATAGCATTTACCATTGTCTCGTATGACTGATTGAGCTCGCCAAGTTGTTTGACAAGCTTTTCAATCGAGTCATCCGGCTGGATTATATCGCTATATTTTATTTTATCTTCATCTGCCATAACAGTTATCTCTTTTTATGTTTTTTCAAACTTTTTGCCTCAGCTTCTGCTTGGGCTTTAATGTTGTCAATAGCATTATAGAATTGAAGTACTGTCATTTTTCTAGCATCCATATTTGTTTTTTGAGCTATAAGCAAACAAGTACTTTCAAACTGCTTATCATATTTAACCTCAACAGACTCACTTCCTATAAATACTTTTGGTGTATGCATATTTAGCATCATTGTATCTATTAACTCTATCTGCTCTGTATTATCAGTATCATTTATAATAGAGTCTAATACAAGAAGTGTTCTATTTTTAAGTTTATCATAAGCTTCTTTTTCCTTTGGATTTACAAAATCACCCGGAAAGTAAGTTTCTAGTTCACTTGTGACTTTTTTTTTAAGCCACAAAAGAAAATCTATGACTTTAGAATGCTTTATATCTTTAAGGTCCTGAAGCAATTTTTTAAGACCGTCGTCTGATAAGTCATTGACTTCTTTTCCATCTATACTATGAATAAGAGCAGCAAAAGCTAAGTATTTTGGTGAAATTTCATTATTTATCATATACATATTTTGCCTCATATTATGCAATTCCTGTAAAGCTTTTTTATTATTATTAGCTTTTATGAATTTTGCTATCTTTACTATATGAGCATCAATATCATCTGCGTCTGAGCCAATACCTGAGTCAATAAGCAGATATTTATTGTACTTTTGGAAGTTTACAATAGGCATTTCATCTATGCTATCATAAACCCGTACAATTTTCTTATTTATAAGCAGGCTTTTCATATTAAAATTCGCGTTATAGGGGTTGATATTATAGGAATAAGTATAATACTCATTTCTCTAAAGAAAATAGCGAGAATGATAGCGAGAATGACCGATGTCCAAAAGCTTAAACAAAAATCACAATCGAATAATTGAGAAATGAGCTTTGGTGCTCTGGCAATTATACTGTCTCTTATACCTAATTTTCCAATCAGCAAAATAGCAAATGCTGCTGCTAAGGCTATATATATTAAAGCCGAAAGCATTGTTATAAAATATACCGTTGACATAATTCTCTAGTTGTTAAAGTAAATTCAATTCGTATTCCTGCATAAGGGTACATGAAGAATTGTTTATCAATATCTTGTATACCTTCTCCTTTATAAGTATAGTTATTATAGATTTTCTCTATTGAATAACCTTTGTATATATTTTCAAAGCGCTCATATATATCATTTATAACGAGTTTACCAGTAGTAGTAATAAGACCTGGTGTTGTTAAAACACGTATAATCTCATCTTTTACTTCTTCTGTATGTAACACAGTTTCATCTTCATAGATGCTACTTAAGTCGTACCAAAATATAATTGCACCACTGAATGTGTATTGAGGTAATGACTGCACCACCTGAGTAATTCTTTGCGGGTCATATATATCAAACCATGAAAAATTACCAAAGTTATCATTTGGCAACAGCGAAACATATTCGCTATTACCATTATACATGGCAGGATATATAAATTTATTGCCATCTGGTCTGTGCTCAACTAACTTGTAAGCACGGCCAAATGCATAATTAAGCCACTTAAGTTTTTCCATCAGTGACTTCTGCATATCCTGCAATATCTTATCAAGCAATACAGGATTATCTTTATACCTTATTTGTACTGAGCTTTCCTTCATTGTCTTATTGCCTGTTTTAATCTTTTAACTAATTCCTTTCGTATATGAGAACGAATAATTCTGGTAAAGTTTTTATCTGTTAGCCTGAATATCTCTTCTCCGTATTTCTCTACAAGGTCTTGAGTTTTTTCATCACCTGCTGTTATATAAAAACCTTCTGAGTCAAATACTACAAACATAGACTCATGAAAAGCCCCAGTATCTCGCAATGTAACTCGAGTTGTAGGCTGTCCTTTTTGCTTTTTATTTTTTATGGTTCTAGCAGTATAAGGCATATAATCCATAATCTTTTCACCTCTACCGTTGATACCACGACGATATAACTGGTCATCTGCTATAGCTGATACTATTACGTCTTCTTTGTCACGCACAATATCTTCTAATAGCATAGGCAGACTATCTTTGAATGCCCTTAATCGGTATTCAAGATTACGAAGTGTTGCATTATACCTTTTTATAGCCATGTTATACAGTTCTATATTTTATGCCATTATTTTTGCAAGGAAGGCAAACTCTATCTATACCTTCAGTGCTAAGTTTAATTGCCTTAAATGCCATGTCAAGCTGATAGCTAAGACCTGATTTTTTCATAGATGAAGAGTCTCCATCAACCTCATATAGTATATCAAGTCTAGATGCATTTATTGAGTGCCTGTTTGTGCGAACATTAGCATTATAGGCAAATTCACGAAGCATATCTACTGCTACTTGTTTTGCTATAACATCTTGGAATAACATTCGCTGCTCAATTATAAAATCTGTAATATCACAGCTTATAGTTAATTCGAGATTTAAGCCGTAGTTATTATCGTAGGTATATTGATTATTTTCAACATCCCATAGGTGAAGTGCTTGCTTTTCAAAATCATTGTTAAAGTCATCACTGAAATTAACAGCTTCAATTAGTTCCTCATTTACAAAAAATGGGTGCACTTCTATATATTTTGACCATGCCATCCAAGCCAAGTATTCTCTGCGTGAACATGAGTTACAAGGTTCTTTGGACCAGTCTTTGTCTTTTCTGATAGCTTGACTTCCTTCTGGAAGCTCAGATTGGAAATAGCATAAATACCAACTTCCTCCAGCATCATTGTCTTCACTCTGATAAGGCAGATATACATCATTAAGCGAAAACCATTCAATGCTGTTTTTGCGTATCTTATTAAGCTTTATTATCTTAACTGGAGCATCCATGCTAGAATGCATAAGATACAGCGTATATTCACCAGGTTCTGTAAATTGTAGACCTATTTTATTGATTTTTGTAGTTACGCCTTTTGCTCTTACAGGTACAATCTCAAAGCCTACTAAGTTTTTTCTGTTTTTTACAATATCTACTAGACGACCAGTTCCGTCAAATAGAGTTCTATTTTCGCACAAAGTTTTATATGTTCCTTGCGCAATTTTTTCATTGCAATATCTTGCAATAGCTTTTTGAATGCTTGCTTTTGTTTTGCTTTCAAGCCATTCAGAAAATGGATTGGTTTCAACCCAATACTCAGACTCAATATCAGGCTGTTTGTTTAATGCTTTTTGTAATGCTTTATATAGCTTTTCATCATACTTTACTACATTACCTTTAGAGTATGACTTTTCAGTATTATATTCTTCAAAGGTCATATTCTTAAAGTCCGGAGCGATACAAGCCATATTCTGTAATGTGAGCAAAGGATGAATTTGCTGAAAGTATAGGCCACTTTCACTCACGGTTAAAGCATCAGATATTTTTAAGTCTGACGTATCATAATTTTGCTCCCATCCTATTAGATGAAGCAATTTATCTTGTATATCGTTGGCTCTAACCATAATTTTCTAGTTTTAATAAGAAAAACAGGGAGGTAACTAAAGCTAATTTAGCCTTAGCCCTCCCTGCTCTTCAAAGCTATAACAACTCAAGGAATTTACCTCTTGCTATTAGACGACGGTCTTGGTGTTAACCGGACTTTCCTCTGAGTTAACCACTACAACAGGCTTAGCATAAACAGCATTTTCGCTAGAAATGTTGAATGCAAGGATAGGACTAGGCAGAGTAGCATTGTCGCTGTTGTAAGAGGTGAGGAATGCTACGTCTACAGCAAATCCGTAATGCTCTTTGCGAGTACGAACCATATCCTCAGTAGCAGCTCCAGCAATAGCGTGGTAGTCACCAACAGAGTCATAGAAGTAAGTACCTACAGGCATGTTCAACAGAGGCAGAGTAGCAATACCCCACTCATGACCATCACCAGAAACTGTGCCAAGCAAGCAATCACGCTCAAAACGAGTCAACATGCCAAGTGAACCGGCATTCACAGCATAACCCTGAGCATATTTACCGAGAGTAGCTGCAAGATTGTTTGTCAAGTGGACAATCTTGTTGCCAAATTCATTCTGCTTGTTTACGTCATTGTAAAGCCCATGCTGCTCAAGCTTATGCATAATGGACTCAACACCAGGGTCACCAATGATATGCAGCTGACCAAAGAAGTCATTTGCGCCCATCATAATCTCGAGGTCACCAAATACGTTTTCACGCTCTGACCACTTGGCATTGACTGCATTGGTTGAGAAGTCATACAGCAGTTTGTTCTTCAGAACCTTAGTTTTGTTAGTAGCCAAAGCTGTAAGAGCAACTTCATCAAGCTTCTGAGCAAACTTGTAGATGTACTTCATCATCTTGGTTTCGAAGTCCTTCTGGATGCCGATTTCGTTGTTCATGTACATTGCAGGAGCAATTGTGAAGCCCCAAGCATAGGTAGCAAACGTAATCTGCACCATATTAGAAGTGTTTTCACTGTCAGCGATTGTCAATGTGCGAGTATTACCAATGGTAATATCGGCATCATAGTCAATTACCGGAGTTTCGAGAGTGTTACCGATGGAAGTTCTTGCTTTCTGCTTCAACTCCTCGGTAAGGATGCCAGTAGGGTCTTCGGACTGCACCATGAAAGCATTCAGCGCACCGTATCTACTGGGGCGATACTCAAACTTATCGAGATTTGAGTTTGCACGAATGTTCTGGATACGAGTTAATACTAAGCTCATAATCTTTTGTTTTTAATTGTTATACACTATTGCTACTATGGTGCATTACCCTTTTACGCCTTCATAGCACTTTTCTCTTTATTTAATAGGCAAACTTGCCACATTGTTTTCAGTTCTCAATTGCAAGGACTGGTCAGCGAACTCTTGCGAGTCCCGAGTTAAGCCACTTGCAAGCAAATGAGCCTCAATAGCTTTATCTGCTTCTACCTGACTCTTAATGCCAGACAAATCAAGTGTTCCACCTGTTCCACCTGAACCGGACCCAAAACCTCCTGTTCCTCCTCCTTGCTGCTGACGGCCAGTGTCGATTACATCTTTAAGCGATGTTTCCATAACAAGCTCTTGCAGCGTATATGGATTGAGGTTATTCTTAGGATTGTTGAGGATATTGCCATCGGCCCCACGGATAACAAGCTTCTTGCCACCTTGGCCATCATCTATAAAATCAGGAGTACCTTTAGAAAGTACTTCTGCTTTTGCAGAATTCAGCAATACCTTCTGAACTGTGTCAGTAATACCGGCTTTGAACTTAAGCCCAGAAACAGCTGCCTGAAATGCATAATCAACGTGCGTATTCTTTATTGCTGTTTCATACTCAGCTTTTTTAGAGCTAAACTCTGTTTCTTTTGTCTGCAACTGAGCTTGAAGTTGTGTAACCTGCGCTTTAGCATCTTTCAGCTGCTGGTGTAAAGTTTCATCGCCAGAATTCTTTTCAAGTTTTGACTGAAGGTCAGCAACTTCTGCTTTAGCCGCAGTAAGCTCTGCCTGAACAGTTTTTACTGACTCAGCTTTGGTTTTATATTCACCGAGCACACGCTTTGCATAATCGTAGCTCTTTTCGCCATCTTTTTTCTTAATGCCAGTAATGCCAAGAATATCAGCATCATACTGGCCATGCAAAGCACCAATTTTTGTTCCGATGACAGTATTTTCGTCATTTTTTGACATTTCAGCAATAGCAGTAAACTGAGCATCAGTTAGACCTGCAAGAGCTGAACTTTGTCGTAACATCTCAGTTGTTAACATATAGCTTTGAATTTTAAGTTGTTAATTAGTTTTCGTTACAATCTCTGCTGCATCTCCATAAGGGTCATGCAAAGCGGCCATAACAGTATAGCCAAGATTTTTGTAATTCTTCTTAAACAGCTGCCATTCTGCAAATGTAAATAACTGAGTAAATACTTTTGACTCTTCTTTGCCAGTGAGTGGATTGAAACGACGGCCTTGTACCAATGACAAATGTACCATCTTTTCTGTTCCAGGTGCTGGATTATAAGAAGGAGTTTTAGCGGCAGTTTCTCCACTAGCACTTGCAGCTTTTTCTTCAATGACGTCATCAACGTCTACCAAGAACAAAACCACATCATCAAGCTCTTCCTGCAATGCAGGTGTCCACACTTTACCACCTTTAGCTTTCAAGGCTTCAAGCTCAGCTTTACGTTTTTGAGCCTCTTTCTTATAAGCTTTAACTTCTTCAAGACTGTGGCTTTGTAGCTGTTGTAAGTCCATCTTCTGTGACATATTTTAAAAGTTTATTTGTTATGATATTTATTTTATCTCTCAACGGTTTTTTAGACGCAAACTCAATTATGTTAATGTTTTCACGCTCAAACCTATCAATCAAAGTATTAAAATTGATTTTCAGTTTTACAAGCTTTTCGTCTAATAACCCTTTTTCAAACAACTTTATTACCTCATCCAGCGTCTTATGCGGATATGGTTCTAGTTGCTTCAAAATCAACATTCTCTGAAGTACCAAAGGATTGTTGCGATATTCAACTTCAAGAATTTGTTGCGAAATGGCATCAAGTTCTGAGTTAGATGCACCATTTTCCTTTGCTTGTTTGTACTTAGAGTATAATTCCGTTACAGTAAAAATGTAAAACTCTGTACCCCAACTAATAGATGATGAGATGAAAGCATCTCCATATCTGAGTTTGCAAATAGTATCTTCAATGAACTTTTGTGCCAATTCAAAGTTGGTCTTTAGAGCATTAAGAACAGATGTTTTGCTCTCAAAGTTAGCAGTTACCTGCGTTTCATTGATTGCTTCTTTTTCGCTTACTGTTCCTCCTGAACCAACTACAGAGATAACAATCCCATTTTTTAGCCTTGCACACTCATTGACATTATAATCAAGCGAGTCTTTATCAATAGTGGTAATCTGCACAGGATTACGCATATCAGCCACTCCTTCAGATTGATTTGGCACCGGGACCTCAAGGAATGAACCAGGACCAGCTATGCGCTTCTCACTACAGCATGGACATTTTTCAACTGTGCCATCGTTAAGGATTTTATATTCTCCTTTTGCATTGCGCAGAAAGCCACCATCGCAATAATCGCCAGTCTCATTGTTTTCAAAATTACAATCAGCTTCATAGGCACTATATATAGGATAAGGTGCATACAAATCTAAGTGCTGTTTTGACAAAGCAAAGAACAAATACCAATCAAGGTTTGACAGCTCCTTGGTAATTGGATTTTTCTTAAGGTCTTTATTTTTCTCATTAAGCTGAGTAGACCAAAAGAAACGAGCAGGGCAATACCCTAAATCGTGACTTGCTTCTGAAACTAGAGACTGAATTTCGTTCTTTTCGTTCAGTTGATAAACTCTTATGTAAGTATCATCAAACACAGCTATCTGATGGTTTGGCTGATTGAAAATAAGCCATTCAAAAACATTGTCATCAAGCTTTGAAAGCTGATAATCAATAACAGCATCAATCTCAAGCCAATAAAAATATGGCTCTGGGCGAGATGATTTTTGAATTTGTGGTAAGTCAACCACCAAAATACTGTTAGGCGATACCTGCATTCTTTTCCATCCAGTTGTTTTCCATACCTCAGGCTCATTGAGAGAGTTCTTCTTATAATTAGCCCAGTCTTCTGCAAGCTCAGAGTCAGTAAACTGGTATGAGCTAGATGAGTTACGGCTATAGAAAACTCTTTCGAGCTCTCTATAAACGTCCTCAACTACGGCAGGAGTAGACAACGGAAATTTGAACAACTGAAGGAAAATGTTGAATTTATCCTTTGGGAGAAGTGTTTTAACCCATTGTAAGAAAATAGTAGTAGGTTGGTTAATATCAGATACAGCAATATTCGTCTCAGTATGAAACCTAAGACGACGCTGCATATTTACAGCCTTCTGAATAACCTGTCTTTTAGACGGTTTTTGCAGAATTTGCTTTATCTGATTTAACTCTAAGACCATTTTCTTCGCTATATGTATAATTACTATCGCTAGGTAATTCCCATCCTCCATTAAGTCGTGGGCCCATATCAAGCAGGCGCTCAGCATGTTCAATACCAAATTCCTGCTTGATATTATGCTTGGGCACAACTAGCGTTACTGTTTGTTCTTTCTTTTTTCTCATAACTGAAAAGTTTTAAGCTCCAACAGAAGCCACATTTACCCAATCAGTAAGAGGGTTGAAGTCCAGTGTTTCGCGCTTGATGATATAGAACTTGTCACTCCAGTTAGGGAAGAAGGACCATTCAATAGTATTGCTATCAGGCTCTTCAAAACCACCGAGCTTCTTATCGCCTACAAACAGTTTGCCAATAGGAATAGGCATGTAAGCTGTAGGCTCATCTACATTATCAACAAGACAGCCAATATTGCCATTTTCATCAATCAGCCAAACACCGACATTTTCACACATGTACTGTTTCAACTGTGCAATTGTCTTCTGACTTTCCTGATAAATTATAGCATTGAACGTAGTCGGCTCACGGCCAATGGTGATTTCAATACCTCCAAGTGTCTGGTTACCACCACCGAATGTGCGAGCTGCGCCAGGCTCAGAGGTAGGTCCCTGGATATAAGGAGAAATTGTCATCTTAGTACCGTCAGCTGCAGAAAACAAAGTTGCAAACGATGCCTTCTTAACCGGGTCAGCGACGGAGTTCAGTTCTCCAGCAGTTTTATAAACACGCTGGAATGCGACTTTTTGAATTTGTCCCATGCTCTCCTTGCATTCTGCAATTTCAAGGTCAGCGATATGTGCGCCTGCAGGGCATCCACAATTTAATCCCATGATTGTTTATAATTTTAATTGTTATACATTACCGAGCAGCTACCCTTAACTAGCATCGAATTATCTGTTTTCTGTGTTGAAGTTTTACTTCTTCACTATACAAATATACTAATAAATATAGAAACCTAATTGCTTTTTAACATATTTAACACTGAAAAAAATTTCAATTTATGTTCTCGCAAACTCAAATTTCTTACTAATATAATAGATTATCTCTATATAAATCGAATGACTCTATTTGCGAGAATAATGCGAGAATTTAATCTTTTATTACCTTATAGCCTGACGCATTTATTGCTTCATATAAAAAGCCAGAAAAAAACAGATACAAATTTTTCATTGGCCGATAAGTCATTTTCGCACATGATGTCTAAAATACAATGAACTAATTCATGCCAGAATGTTTGTTCTTTCGAGGTATCACTTTGTTCTTGCTCTTCATTATTACACATATATTTTTCGGCTACGCGTATATAAGATTGAGCTAAGCAGCAAACACCTAAATTTGTACCAAGCTTTTCTACTATTTCAACAGCTATTTGCTGTCCCGCTACCTGAATATTATCAGGTATGTTAATAAATTTCTTTTCCATATCAATTGCGAGCTTTAATTTTCTTCTTGCCACCTTTTTTAGCATGCATTTCATATACCCCGGTTAATGCATCTGGCGCATCATCATGCTGATTTCGTTTTTTATTATCTTTTCTATAAGACATTAAGGCATTATAGAACTTAGGCCATTTCTTTTCCCATCCTTCTGGAAATAGTATATCGTTCATAACACACGCCGAATTAGTATAAATACGTGTTTTCTTGTTTTCGGTCTGTGTAAATGTTCGTATAGCGCATCTGAAGTTCTTCATCTCAACTCTTAGTATGCGTTTAACATTGCGCGCATAGCCTCTACCACCATTGTTTGACTCGATTAACGACTCTACGGTTTGATTTCTAGTGAGCATCTCTGCATTCTTGTTCTCAGTCACTTCCATAGGAGCATCTGTGAATAGCACATCTGTTACGTACGCGTATTCAGGTGTATTTATAAAACATATAGAGCACAGGTCATCTGCTCCTGTATCAGCAGTATCTGTATAATTCCATTTCTGAATTGCGTTATTGCCTGTTGGTAGCTCTTCTCTTCGATATGTTCTAAAGCCATCTGCATACATAAGACCTTCTTTAGGAGTTGGGTCTTGCATATACTGCGTATCAAACACAACTGGATTAAGTGCTCTCATCTTATAAAGCTCTTCCAATGTGTGCTTCATAGGCCATAATGCATGCTCTTCTCCTGTTTCTGGGTCAGTTTGAATTGCAGGAAGCGATAACACTGTCCACTCATCCGGTTCTATCTCTTGCAAATAGCCACACAAGTCATGCTCATGCAGTCTTTGCATAATAATTATGATTGGAGTATTACGCGAGTTAGTACGGTTACGTATTGTGTTTTCAAAGCGCATATTGATACGCTCACGTACAATATCTGACTCAGCATCTTCTGGCTTGATTGGGTCATCAATGACAATCGCACCTTGAAATATGTTAGTAGTAGCTCCAATCATGTTCAGCATTTCATTTGTGTGGTCATCGAATGCAAAAATGTTATTGCCGCCATCCATTTTGTCAAGTTCTGGGTCAATATCAACATTTCCTGCACCAAAACCTGTTACCTGACCTTGAGTTGATACAGCATATAGCTCTCCTCCGGCCTTGGTTTTCCACCTCTTGGCCGACCCTTTTTCAGATGCGAGGGCCGATTGTGGAAAAAGAGTTGTATAAAGCTGCTCCATCATAATAGACCTGATTGTATCTGAGTTATCATTTACAAGTATATCTGAATATGATAGATGAAGGAAACGACAACGCGGGTTCAAGGCGAAGCACCAAGATATAAATGACTTAATGACTAATTCTGTGTTATGCGATACGATGCCATTTACTATAAAGTTATGGTCATTTTCTACTTCAAGATGTCTTAACTCCTGTTCTCCTGAGTACTCTATGCTTGTTATCTCATCAAGATAAAAGTCACGACACAGATATTTAGACAATTGCTCTGGAAAAGCCTGTGCAAGTTTAGAAAACTTATCTCTTGTTATATTCTTATTAGGAGCACACCTATATGGTGGATAGGCTGTTTTATAAGTCATTTTTTCGCGCCTTATTATGCTATAAGGAAATGAATCGATTTGGCAAACTGCTTGCTTTTTCATAATATTTTTTGCAACTTCTGCCTTTCCGTAAAATGTAAGATGTGGATAAAGCTTCTGTGCAAATTGCCTTGGGATAGCAAGCACCCATACTCCTGCGTGTGCATTATTTCTATGTATATAAGTAGAAGCCACGCCCATAGTAGATAATAAGTGCTGTATATCTTGTATAAGGCCTTTATTTGCTAAGCCTATTTGGATTTGACCTGACCTTTTATCTATAGCTCCATCAGTTGCTATCATCATATCTATAAACATATACTTTTGGCGCATTGATAATGCAAACCAGTTTTTAGGTATACGTTTAGTATAGGCGGTATGGCCGAAAAGACCATTTCTTTGTAGCATTTGACATACTCCTCCAGAATATCCTCCTGTTATCCAATATTCAAATGATTCTGCTCCTTTATACTGCTTTACTTCACACCCAAAGTACGCTACCGCTTTTTTTGCTGTTTCTACCACTTTTTTATCAGTATTAGCGAAAGATATATTTCTATCTCCGCATTTGCCTTCAAATATAAGCAAAGTGGCTAAAAGCAACTCATTGTCATCTATTTCATATTCTGTGTCAATCTCTGCGCATAGTGCTTGTACTCTATCTCCTACTTGAAGCTCTTGTAGCTGTTTATACCTAAAAGATGTAAGAATTGGATGGTCATAGCTAGCAGTAATTGTTCTTCCAGACCTAAATGTAACCGTAAATGTATCTTTATACGCCGGCTCTGTGGCAATTACGGTGTTAAGAACTGCTTCACCCTCATGGAATGAATACACTTTATCTCCTGGCTCTATATCTTTTATCTGCTTAAGCCCTTTAGAAGTAAATACTTCATCTGTTAAGCAATGGCATTTACCGTATCGAGGCGCTATGTTGATAATAAGACGCTTGCAATTGCCATCTACAACATCTTGAAGAGCTGAGAACATCTTTTTATGATGCTCAGCTATTATAAATGACCTATGGTATTGGGCTTTGAACATGCATTTTGTGTATTTTTCAAAAGAAGATAATAGCTCAAGTCTTAATAGCTCTTTAGGATTTATGGTTCCGCCTTTATCGGCATCTATCTCATTTTGCATCTCCTTTAATGACTTAAATCTTTCTTGCGACATGTTAGGCCTCCTTTTTTATAATATATCCATATTTTTATCACTTTAATAATGTGTCCCTAATGACTATGTATGCTTCACGACTTACAGGCATATTTGGTAAAATGCCTGTTTCTAATTGAGTTTGCTCTGGAAGGTTGAGAGACATAGCATTTTTACCAAATACTCTATCCCATAACTTCTCAACTGTCTCTATATTACCTAGTTTTGCATCTTCCTGCAGTCTTTTAATGACTGTTTTAATGACAATAGGTATTTTCTTATTATTATATAGAGCCGCAAGTTGAGCCTCATTGCAGGTCAATAAACAAGCCAATAGATTAGCTGTATCTTGCTTTGAAAGCTGAACATTTAGGTTAATGTTCAATGATGTGAGCAGTTTAAGCACTTCTGGGCGCGTAGTTCCTTGCATTTGAAGCGCTCGCGCAGTAACACTTGAATAGGTTTTATTGCTAGGTGTATTCTCTGCCAATTCTACGGGATGCAAAGGCTGAACGACTTGTGCCTCAATGGCTTCAATCGCCTCAACTTTCTTCTTTTGCTCAGCTATTTGCTCAGCTTGATGAGCTGTTTGCCCATCTGGAATTTCATCCAATCCTAACTCTTCGGCTAAAGATTGGCGTTTGGCCTGTTTGTCTTCTAGTTTACGCAATTTTTGCTTCTCAAGATATTTTATGCGTGCTACTTCTTTAGAATCTTGTCTTGCTTTAATGCGCGTAGCTTCTTCTTCCACCATTTTTGATGTGTTAGGATTACTGAGACCGGGCATTTTAGGTCTGTCTGGCAGTAAATCACTAAGCTGCTCTGCTATTTTGTCTTTTCTATTCATATTATTTTTAATCTATAAATATTGCATCTTTTTCATAAGACCACTTAAAGCCTCCTGTTGTTTTTTGACCTAATTTATCGTTGCAGCATGCACTTATATTGCTTGGGCATGTATTAGTAGCAACAGCTGCTTCTTTCACTGAATTATATGACTCTAAGTATAATCCAGTTTTTGCATTAAATTTATGTACTCTTTTACCAGGTCTTCCTCTTTGTATCACTCTAAGGTCAGATGGTACATACAGGTCACTAATATTCATTTTCTTTATGAGCTCATTGTATAAGTGTGCCTTATACATAAATTCTTCAGCCATTAAAGAGTTATCAGTTAATATATTATACCCAAATGGATAATATGTATTGTATTCTTTTATAAACCTATATTTTTCTTCGAGTACAATATTTTTTTTATTGCTAAGTGACATTGTTTCAGGTATACAGCTTTTCATACTTTTAATCACATCTACTGTTATATATTTACTTGATAATAGTGCACGTCGCAATTCTATATTTTCCATTTTGCTACTGAGGACGCTCTCTATCAGTTTTTTAATATCTCTAAATACTGATTGCTCAAATGTATGGCATATGAGCATTTTACAATCGTACTCAAATTCTACTGTGAATAGAGCCCACTCTGCCATCAGCTCATCTGGTGATGAAGCTGTGTCAATGCTTATGCCGTCTATTGTTATCATGTTTTGATAGATTTATTTGTTGTTCTGTTTTGCAAACATACTAATTATATTTTAATTATATTTTAATTATAACAATTTATTCAGCAAATTTTTCGCGAATAAAATATAAATTATTGCGAGAATAAAATATGTCATAGACCATATTGGATTTTACTGGTGTTGAGAAACAATGCTTGTCCCGTAAACAAGAAATAAATTTTATTGTTTATGAAAAAAATTTATAAGTATTTGACTTTCAATGAGATAAGCCAGTTTGCGAGAATTAAGAAACAAAGTAAACGATTTTTCTCTTCCTTATATACTATAAAAATTCATTTATATTATATCTATATTATATTTAATAACTTTTATTTTATTATAATATGTATTTTGTATAATTCAATTCTATTTTCTAGAGATTTATTGAATATTTTGTTTCTTTGTTTACGTAAGGGCCTAATTTATTGAAAATCAATTACTTTCATATCATTCTCGCATAAACAATTCTTTGTTTACTTTGTTTACTTTGTTTACGTTGTTTCTTACCTTCTTGCGAGAATACCTGAAAGCGCTCTTTTATTA